TGCTTTGTTACAATTTTCAACGGTTCCCCGTGTTGTAGCTTCACCCTATTTTGCTCAGCAAATTCAGGAGTGTCTCAAACAGGGATCGGAAATTTTGGATGAAACTATTGGCCCGAAATTCACTGCCTTGAGATCAATCACTTTGGGTGTTTATATGCGTTTGCAAAAGATTCGCATGCGACTCAATCAGTATCGTACTGAAGGAGTTAAGCGTGCTGAACCTTTTGTGATGCACATGTTTGGACCGCCTGGAGTTGGAAAGACATTATTGGCTGAAACTATCATTAAGCGTTTGGGTTACCTTACGTGGTATGAGAAAACAATTGATGACGATTTCTTCTCTGGTTACTTGGATCAGGAAGTTCTCCTTTTGGATGAATTTTTGGTTGGTCCGCCTGAAAGTCAGCAGAAGACGGCTTCAATGTTTTTGACTGGTGCTAGTTCCGCTCCTTGGAGAGTGAATCAACCTTCGATGGATGATCCTATTGTTGGAGTGAAAGGCCAGTGTTTCAATTGTAAAGCAATTGTCACACTCAACAACTCTCCTTATCCGAGGGTGGCTGGTTTTGATGATACAGCTTTGCAGAGGCGCCGAGATGTCGTGGTAGAATGTAGAGTAGCTCCCAGTTGTCGCAAGTTCTGTGAACTTGATGGCCAGGGGCGAAAGGTTCTTATCATGAAGAAAGTGCCTGCTGAAATATTGCGGTCTAAGGAACATTTGCAGTTCAGAATGATTAATCCGTTGTTCTCTCCTGATTGGGAAAGTAAAGCAACGCCATGGTGTCATTTTGAGATTCTCTGTAAAGCATTGCAGTCCGCTCATACGACTAAGAGTGAAATTTCTGAAGTTTTGTGTTCAGATAGTACTGACCTCTATCAGGATGAAACGCCTCCTGAAGAATTGATCAACGCTGAAATACGAAAGACTTGTGTTTTGCCTTCTAAGCCTGTGGGTGTCTTGGATGCGATGACTTCTTTGTTTGTCTCAAAGGAAGAAGAGTTTGTTGCTGAAGGCTGGCGAAAGAGGAAAAAGTGTGATGATTGTGGTTCCTTTGGATCAGAAGGGTCTACCTGTGCGATTTGCAGTAGCAAGAATGTTGTTCCTGAAAGTTTGCCTGATTTGACCAGTGAAGACGGTTCAGAAGAGCCCCACCAGGAAGCCCAAGTGCCTCCTGATAGTTGGGATGAACTGATCAAAACTGACGATGACGATACCCAGAGTGAGAGTACATGTTACAATGAACTTGAGCCTTGGGTGGATGCTTCATTTGTCCGCGTTTATTCTGATCGGGATGCCGCTTGGGATTTTGGAATGGTTCCTAGTCGAGCTTATATTGAGAAAACTTGCTCAATGAAGTCTCGTACTATAACTGTCCTACTTGTAGGATTGTTAGTTGGAGCGATGTACGGAATATCACGATGGTTGCGAGGTGATGAATCAGACAAGGCTATTAGTTTTGGAGCTGAATCTGAACCTAGAAGTAAAGTTTCTCACCGTAGTAAAGGTGGCAAATCTCGTTGGACGAGAGGTGCTATGATGCATGGTGAAGGTCCTGCTAGTATTGAAACGTGTTGGTTAACACTAGACTCTATTCGAGTCCAAGTTATTCCAATTGCGGGTCGCTGGCTTATGACCTTTGCTCATTGCTTGTTTGCCGGTGGTAAGATGCTTTCTCCTGGTACTTCAGTTTCATTGAATTATCGTGATCACGAATATGAATGGTAATACAACCCTGATGAAGTGAGTTGTTGCAAGGATCCCACTA